ATTATTAATCATGGCTACAGTTCTATCGGGTACTTCGGGAGCGTTATACTATTCTCCTGCTGGTACAAGCGTAACAACCCTTACAGCATCAGCTTTTCCTTCATCAGGAGCAAATATAACTGTTGGATCTCAGTTGGGTTACAGAGTAAATGACACAGTAACACTTGCATATCCAGCAGGATCTACAGTAACTAACTGTATTGCAGCAGGGGATCATTTTGTAAAAACTTACGATGCTTCAACTGGTGTTATGACTCTTTCTGCGACAGCAGGAGGAGCAGCTTTAACAGCTTCAGCATCTCCAACTTTTGTTGCTGGCACATTTGCAAGCATTACATTTACAACACCATTAGTTGTTGGTTCTGTAAGAGAGTGGAGTTTTGAGATAACCAGAGCAGAAATTGACGTAACAAGTATTGGTCAAACTGTTACTCAAACACCATTTAGAACATTCATCTCAGGTTTCGCTGATGGTAGTGGTTCTGCCAGTGTTTACTCAACAGATGATGACACATTGCTTTCCAGTAGAATGGTTGAAGATGTTATTCAACGTCAACAAGCTGGTGCAAAGGTAAGATTGTACATTGATCGTCAGATGAGTGGTGCTAACGTAGATCAAAACGCAAGTAGATCAATTTTGGCAGATATTATTCTTACATCTGCAAGTTTTAACGTAAACCCAGATGACGGACAGGTTGTAGAGATAGCCTTCAGACCTAGTGCTGCTCCTACATTCGACCTATCTAAGACAGCTTAAATTAGCATAACTTAACGAACCTCAGATAATCTGGGGTTTTTTTATGCTTTGCATTAGAATAATAGTATACTATTTTATTTTTATGGTAAGTAATTTATCAGCATTAGATAGGCTTAGAAAAGCTGCAAATCTTGAACCAAAAAAGAAAGAAGTTGAATTATCTGATGGTTCTATTTTTGAAATGTATGTAACACCATTAACAATGGCAGAAAGAGAAAGAGCACAAAAACAGGCTAAAAGTGATGATGCTAATGCTTTTGCTTTGCAATTATTACTTTCTAAGGCACAAGATGAAAATGGCAGAAAACTTTTTAATGCAGGAGAGATTGATGTATTAAAAAATGAAGTTAAAGATAGTGATTTACAAAGTTTAATGCTTGCTGTTATTAACTCAGATGAGGAAGCACCTGACCCAAAGAACTAGCTGACCAACTGAAGAGAGATAATCTTATGATGTTACAGTTTGGTGTAGCTAAAGAATTAGGTAAAAGTCTTGTAGAGGTAAGAAATATGACTATGGAAGAATTGGTAGGTTGGAGTGCATATTTTTTGATAATCAATGAAGAACAAGAAAAAGCATTTGAAAAAGCAAAACGTAGGAGATAAGCTAGAATAAAGTAACCTTTTATCGTTTAGTCGTGGCAACTAGTGCAGATATTATAATTGCCGTAAAAGGTATACAAAGATTAAAAGAAGCAAGAGCGGAAATAAATCAGTTAAATAGAGCAATAAATAAATCTAATAAAGAGATTGTAAAAGCAGCAAAAGAAAAAGGTGTTGTAGATAAAGCTAATAAAACAAATGTTGGTGCTGCAAGTCAAGTTAGAAGTATAAATACATTAAATAAAAATCTTGCAAAAGCAACTAGAAACTTTAATCGAGTTGCATTAGGTACAGAAGATGCAGCAGAAGCAGCAATTCAACTTAAAAAAGCTCAAGATGACTT